TCGATGCCATAAACATGACCGGCATCACTGAGATACCAACTCTTGTCTTCTTGCCCGCCATAGTCTTGCATGAGGTCGTTTTGTGAATCAGACGTTTTCCCCGCTACCTCGTTGTAATCGTCTGCAACAGATGTTTCTACCGCTGTGTTGAGGTTCGATATCAACTGCGCCAAGGGTGAGTCGTTTCCCAGGTATTGATCGAAAATCGATGCCATGAAGTCGTTATCCGGCAAGAAATCAACGATGTCAGCAATTGTGGATTCAACGTTGTACAGGTCGGACAAGCTTTCAGCAGTAACATCTTTCAGATCTTCCAGCTCGACGATCTGATCTTGTGCTGTACTTAGCATTTCATCGACACTATCAACCTGCTTCTCGCCAACGTCCGCAGCATCTTCCATGTACCGCCTGATCAGGCCATAGTCCCGCATATAGTCCACAGATGACGTGTTATACGACTCAGATGCTGTCAAGAAATCATCCGCTGCAGAGGTCAGGCCGTCCATCGCATCCTGATCGCCATCCATGGCTGCTTGAAACGTATCTAAGAAATTTCGCTTCGCTGTATCATATGATTGGTCCAGTAAGTCTGTGGCCGGTTCGAGGTCATCCAGCCAGTCGGTGATACTATCCGTGAACGATTCCCAATCAGATTTTTGATCTTTAATGTCCGCAATGGATTTTGTGTATAGGTCGGTAGCTGTGGACAAAACAGAATTATATTGATCCGCTGAGATAGAGCCGTTTGCAAAAGATTCGTTGAGCATGTCAAAGACAGATCCGTATGCTATGATACTGGATGTGAAATCAAGCGTTGAGTCCTCTGTTGACAATATGGCATTGTTCAGGTTGTCTATTCCCTGCGCGATCACCGGGTAATCGTCAGCAGACATATTCTGGATCTTTAGAATTGCATTGCCAGGCGCATTATACGCTTCGTCCATCGCTGTGTTGAAAGCAATAAATCCATCAACAATAGATTGCTCCATCTCCTCAAAGATCTGTTCAATCTGATCGTTGAATAATGCTTTTATTTTTTGCGTGGCTTCATCATATTCAGATTGTGTGATCGCATCGTAAAGCAGATATTCTCCGAGGTCGTCAATATACCCTTGGTATATCGTAAATATTCCATCGACTGTTTGTTCAAACTCGGATGTATCCAGATTGCTAAAATCTGAATCAATATCTTCTATGAAATTTTTGAAGGAATTTTCTTTTTGTGCAGTGGCCCATTCGTCTATCAGTCCTATGTTTTCGTCAGTCGCCGCATTTAAATCCTCTAAAGAGGCAATCCATTCTTCTTGCTGTTTTGCGATGTCATAAAGTTCTGCTTCAATATCCGACAACCCAATCCTGTCAATACCATCCTGTACCTGATCCATAATACTCTGGATCTGGTCATCAGTTGCGTCTGATGCGCCACTGGATGATTCTGATGCGCCTAAATAGTTTGAGTATGCACTTCCCAGTGATGATATTCTACTGTCAACGTCTTCTTCGTAAATATCATACAAAACATCGTTATCCATCGCACCAATCGCATCGATAAAACCCTGGTAATCGGTTGTACCATCAAAGCTACTGAGTATATCCAGCGCATCGGATATCTCTGATTCAGATGATAAGATCGGTTCGCCGGAGCCTTCTATTCTTCCGTAATATGTATAAGGCTCTGATATTGTAAAATCATCTTCGCTGACATCGTTTGTTGCACCAACAGCCCTGGCGATTACAAGCAAGTCGTCTATCGTATCCGGCAAATTGCTTTCGCTGCCGACTGCATCATAAAAAGCTTCTGAAAAATCTTCTGCTGTCGGGTAATTTGTGCCAGCCAATATCGCATCTTTCCAGAAGTTAAAACCTTCTTCGTCGATATATGATATACTGTAATTTTCATCACCTTTCGGCAAAATGCCGTCGTCTCGACCGATCGACGCATAAATATCGGTAACGATAGCATCCACATCCGATTCGCTTCCCCACCAGTTATCCGGATCATCCGATGCATTATTCCATGTCATTGACATATCTCGTACAATGCTTGATGTTGCATTTTTCAAGGCGTTGTAATATCCGTCTTCATCCAGCACATCGGTATAGTCCGTTATGTAACCGTATTCATAACCGGGATCGGTCGCTTCTTCCAGCGTCGGCAAAGTCAAGAAAAAATCCAGTTCATCCAGAAAAGTATCGAGTTCCGTTTTTGCCAGATTTTCGGTCGTAGGCAGTTCGGATAAGGCATCATTGATACTGTCCAGCGCAGATTCTATGCTCGTTGCCGCATCCGTAAACGTGGTAGCCAGGTAGCTGATAACAGAGTTAAGCTCTTCGCCCTCAAGCCCCAATGCCGAAAAATTATCTATTGCAGATTCGAGTTCTTCTTGCGTGATACCGTCTTTCGTGATGTCCGCCATCAAACGGGCAGCCTCAGCATTGTTGATGCCCCATTCGGTAAACATCTGGCCTGCTGTTAAGCCGCCTTGCAGGGCTTCGGCGACTGACAGTTGAGCTTCAGCATATTGTTCAGCAGCCGCTGTTGCACTGCTGTAAAGGCTCGTCATCTCCGACCAGATACCGGCTCCGTTTTCAGCACTGATATTACCTGCTTCCATCTCGGATATTAGAATGTCCAGTGCTGCGCTCAGGCTGCTTGCCTCATCATTGATTTCATCCAGAGATGTCGCCAGATCATCGTTTTCAATGCTGTATTCCGATAATATTTCAGCACCTGTCAGAGTGTCGCCAATAGTCGTCTTGTAACTCAATTGCAAAGAATTGATATCATCAGCCACATCGACTGCCGTCAGCCCGAAATCTTCGACAATTTCCGTTAATTCCCGAAACTCCGGTTCCAAGGTTTCCAGCCCAAGGCGCAAGGCTTCCATGCTGGAATTAAAATCCGCTTCCAGGTCTTCACGGCCATAATCATCATCGTTAAAAAACGAATCAAAAATACCGTCCAACCCACCGATCTGATCAAATGCCTGCTCAAACAATGAAGACTGAAAGGAAGTTGCTGCGGTTTCCAGCACAATTGCTTGCATCTGACCAGTCAAATTTTCGATAAAAGCATCCTTGAACGAATCAAAACTGGCATCTTCAATACCTGCTGCCAACCCTACATCAAGTGCTGGGGCGATAACACCGGACGCATATTCGATATCGTTATATAGATCGTCAATGGCTTCTGTCATCGACATTTCTTCTTCTGTTACACGTTTATTCAGAAGTTCGACTGCATTAGGTAAAATACTCAGGGTGTCCATGTAATCCGAGAATATATCACCATAAGTTAATCCAGCTTCGCTTGCTTTGCTTTCAAAATGATTTTTTACCTCCTCTGTGTTGAAGAGATCTCCAGCACCTTCACCCAATAATGCGTCGGAAATAGTGCCTGTGTAGTGTTTCCAGAAGATATCAGCTATCTCGGAAATAGTAGCTTCAATACCCTGCTCATCCAGCATTTCATTGAAATCGCTGAGATGGATACTCAAACCATCATTTCCCACAATTTCAGATAACGTCAAACCGAGGCTGTCTGCTACTGCATCAAAATAATCCACAAACTGTTGCTCGATTTCGATAGCATCGTCATCCGATATAAAATCTCCCTTGCGGATATTTGCCACGACGCCATCACCGGTTATTTTGTCCCCGGCGGTAAATTCATCGTGCCAGTTTCCAGAAAAACTATCGAAATCATTTTTGCCGGCATGCTGATAGCTTGTATCGCCAAACAACAGGTGTAAGTCTGTATCATCGGGTTCACCATCTCCCATTAGCCCGCCCAATGCTCCGCCGGCCAATGCACCTAACGCAAGCCCGATGGGTCCGCCAAAGGCACCTATTTGTGTACCCAAATAAAAACCGCCAGCGGAACCCAGACCAGCTGTAAGTCCGGAATATTCGCTCTGCGGGAGACCAAGTGCGCTTCCGATTGTTGAATATCCAAGAGGTCCAATGATTCCTGCTCCCGCAAGAGAACCATATGACACCCCACCAAGTGATCCGCCTGCGCCCCACATTGTACCAGCGGATGTCCCATCGGCTGCCAGCATTGTGCCAACACCGGTGGGCAATGTCCCGACTTGGCTCCCCATCAAAGCTGACATATAACTGCCACCAGCATATGCGCCAGATGTGCCCATCAATCCGGCAGCATTGTAGACTGACATACCGGATGAAGCCAAGCCTGTTATATCTGTAGAGCCTGCTGTTGTTGCGGTTGTGCCGTATGAGTCCATCCCCATAATATCGCCCATGCTTTGTACAACAGGCACGATAATTGGTCGCATAATGGCTTCTGCCGCCATTTCCGATATTGTGCGTTTGAAAATATCAACTATCGTATCGCCCAAATTTTCCCAGGCATTTTCGTAATCATCCAGCATGTCATAGAGGATATCCGCCGAGTCGTCCTGAATATTTTCCCACATACGTTGTTGCTGCTGCTCCCTTTTGTCAGCAGCTTTTTGTTGGGCTTTCTCATCGTTCTCAAGCTGTTTCTTGATAGCGGATTCTTGTGCGTCAATCTCTCTGAAAAAGTCATTCAACGATTTATCAATTGCAGCACTTTTTGCTTTCTGCTCAGAGGCAACTTCTTTCTTCCGTTTTTCAGCCAGGGCGATGACTTCGGCGGTCAGCCATTCTTCGACTTTTACAGCGTCAAAGCCGTAAGCCTCCCATGCATTTGCCTGCTCAAACAGCTTATCTTTTTCGTATTCGTACCAGTCTGTCGTGGCTTCGTGGTGAGCATCAACAAAATCTTCATATGCGGCCAGACGTTCTTTGATGGCTGCTTTTTCGACGGTGGTCAGTTTTCGTGTTTTTTTACCTACATTTTGGGTCTTTTCGTTCAGTGCATCCAAATCGGATGTATCGATTTTGAATGACAAAGAACCATCTGCATTTAAAGTGGCTTTGGCTTCCCCTATAGCAACCATTTCCTCGCGGGCTTCCCTGCTTCCCTGAATAAACGCATCCCAGTCGATCAGGCCCCTTCCACTCAGCTCCAATCCTTTGCTAATCGTCGAAACCCGATCACTCATATCCTTGATGCCGTAGATAGCCATGCCGATCCACATGCCGTTCGGCCCCAGCAGCATTCTTCCCAGCAAACCAAAACCCGCCGCGCCGACCACTTCATCCGGCAGGGATTTGTATATACTGACGATATCATTGATGCCGTCTTTGATATCCCTAATCACCTCCGGCACCTTCTGCCGGATCAACTCCCGGTTGACCTTCAGCCAATCGTTCATTTCATCGGTGACGTTGTGGATCTGGGTTTTCAGTTCATCAAACACCCCGGCCGCCATGATCGTGCGCTCAATCTCAGTTACAGAACTTTCAAACGCAGATGTCACACCCTGCCACGATTTCATTGCACTTTTGGCAGCTCCATTGTAATCAGCGTCAAAGCCTTTCCAGATAGTATCGATGACTTCTTCAATAGCAATACCGGATTTCTGGATTTCATCCACTGTCATTCCAAAGGCCTCGGTCAAGTACTTGCGGGCATTGATTCCGACCTCAGATAACTGGTTAAGTTCTTCCGCCGACAATTTCCCCAGTGTCTGCATTTGACCCAAAGCTCTGGAAACTCGTGGCAAAGCATCCTCACCAAAAATAATAGCAACATTTGTCAGCGTCTCCATTTTATCAATGGTAGGCTTTAATCCCATTGCCTGCATGGACACAAAAGCATTGACAGCCTTTTCCGTATTAACCGGCATGTTTTTTGCCCAATCGTTGATTTCAGCTAACGTTTCCTTTCCACGTCCTTTTGTTAAAGCTTCGAGCTTCATTTCCATCTGCTCAAAAGATGCCGCTGTTTCAATTGCAGAAGAAGCTATTCTGGAAAGGGAATACCCCCCTGCCAAACCAATCAATGCGGAATTGAGATTTAAGATACGAGAACAAGCATCCGTAATACCAGAAGTCAATGTTTTTACAGATCCAGTGTAATCTCCAATACTGGTTTGCAATTTGGCGGTTTCCAGCCGTGTCAAATTGATAGATTTTTTGAGATTATCGATAGCAGTTTTGGCCTTGTCGGCCTGCATTCCTGATTTAAGGCGGGATTCGAGCTTTTTGAACTCCTGCTCATTTTCAAGTGCGGAAGATCCAAGGACTCCCAAATCTTTCTGTAATTGCGTTATCGATCGTTGTGCTTCATCCGTACTTATTGCTATCCGCAATCCGGGCATGTCAGGAGTCCTTTTTTTTGTTCTTTCCGACTATATAGGGGTAAACCGTATTTTCAATGAGTAACACCTTTTCAAAATCGGAATGATCACCATTGTGTTCATCACATGTCGCTTTGATCTCCGATATGGGCAGTTTCAAAAACCCGCCCAGACCGGCGACTGGTCGTGAAAATTCGTTGCAAACATTCCAGATTTTTAAAGACAGTTCATTCGCTGTTAAAAGCTTCATGGGTTTTGGGCACTCATCGCAGGGCGGCTCTCCATCCCATACATCAAAACAATCATCGCATGAAACAGCGCCCGGTTTGTATAACCACTTAACCCATTCAATTAGTTTTTTGCCTGCTCTTCCTCATCCAGAACTTTACCTTCAGCGATTTCGTCGGCTTTCTCCATGGCTTCATTGATGATGTCAGCATTCAGGAGGAAAGCTGTTTTTTTGTTTTCATCAGTACACGGAAAATCTGCACCGTCTTCATCTTTCAAATCCCACCCGATAATTGTTTTGCAGATTTTATCGAGCCTGAATGCGACAAAATCCACGTCTTCGACCATCTGGCTTTTTACACGTTTATGGGTAGTGTGTTTTTTCAACAGCTTTGCATTTTCAGATGGGTCAAGCGGTTTTACCTCAAAACTGGCCCGATCCGCACCACGATAAACAGAAACAGTATAGGTTGTTTTTTGCGTTCTAATTCTCATGTAAAAAATCTCCCTTCCCCGGATATATGAGGACGAAAAACGCCGGGAGTACGTTTTTTCGGCACGCGCACCTATTCGCCCTCAAAAGGTTAAGTAAAAACGATAGTACAAGAGTCTTCGCCGGATGACCCCAAAGCCGTACCTTTTACAGACAAGTCAACCGTCGGCATAGAGTCTGTAATATTCGGCACTTCCATTTCTGTATACGGCAGATTGATGGTACAGATATCGCCCGCCGTATCTCCAATGGTAATGACGACACTCTTTGACGTATTGTTCAGACCATCATGAAATAGCTCAAGATCGTTTTCACGGAAAAGAATATTTGTCGTCAGCGTGATACTGCGGCGGTCTTCAACGTATTCATTTACAAACCCGTTGGTCGTAATTTCATCCGTTTGCCATGCAACAGGTGAACCAATGTCCACATCCGTGCTTTTCAGGTTGATTGCGACCGAATCCAGTTCAATGCCGGTTTTTTTGTTTTCAAGCGGTGTCCCGATAGCCGCAAAGCCTGTCGGTAAAAAGCCTTTGATAACAGCTCCGTCATCACACGTTACCGCTTCCGCCATCGTCAGCACATTCCCAGCAACAGAGCTGATCTTATACCCAGCGTTTGTGTTGGTATCGCTGCCGATCTGAACATATGCACCCGCCGTAAACTTCTTGCCATTCGTCACGGTAACGGATGTCGAATCAGATACCGCGCCGTTTACGGCATCCGTACCCGCCCAACCCATTTCCATAAACCCACCGGAAAAATCAATTTTCGCCCCGCCCTTGTTGGTCGCTTTAAATTTTCCGGATTCACAGCACGCACCCGCCGCGAAAAACACAGTGTGCCCTTTTTTGACCCACAAGGTGAAAGAAGGCTTTGTCGTGGCCTGTGAATATGTGACGCTTGTTCCTGCCGAAACTGTTTCAATACCCATCAGGGATTCAAACAGGACAGCGCCCATAGGTACAGATCCTGCCGCGCCACCGGGCCGGATATACATCGGAACCGTAAAAGACCCGGCCCCGACCTGATCCTGAAATCGCCCCAGGACGTCCAGAGAGTTGTTGATTTCATCCGAATTGGTAAATGTTGGCTGCTGGTTGATCGACGCCGGTCCCGCTGAGATTATCATTTCAGCGGCTTCGGTCGGGAATACAGCCGTTCCCTTTGTCGTTTCCGAACAGGCAAAACAGACCTGTTCAATAGCCCTTGATACGGTATTACTCATTATTTAATCCTCCGATATGACGGAAAAAGGTATTACTGTCTGAAAATGTTGCGCTTGCAATTCAGTGTCTATTCCTATATGTGTAGAATAGGGGGATATAAAATCATTTTCGCAAACAATATGGTTACTTAGAATCTTGTTGAAAAACAATGTTTCCAGCAATCCGGCATATGTCCAGCCCTCATATAGGCCAACGTTCAAACGCGTGTAGGTGTTGATCATAAACACACCTTTCCTGTGAACATGGCCGTTAATTTCTATCGCTGTTGTCTGTGCCGGTTTGTAATGGCACTCAATAAACGGCAAGGCGGGCGCATCATCCCTCCCGACAATGCGAATAGGCGTTGCTGTCCAGTTCGTTGACAGATACGTTTCAACGGCTGTCATGATTGTGTATTGATTCATAGCGGCTCAAGATAATTATCGGTTAACGTTGATAACGCCTTCCTGAAATGGTCGCTAAATTCGGTTAACGAAATTGCCACCATGCCGGACGGGGCTTGTTGCGAACTGCCGGATTCAAGGTGGCTGATGTATTCAGTGTTATTTACGATGTAAACGGTTTCATCTTCGATGGAGAAATCAAAGTCCGATATGTTTTTGTTGATAATCCTGATAATTTCGTTATTCGACCAACCACTATACTCTTTCACATCATTGTTGCCGGTTGTTGATATGCCCCATGATATCTTTGCGCGACCAGTGTCAACAGGTGTTCGCTCAACAATCCTCCGATACAAATCAAGACATGCTTTCCTGATAACCGCCGCAACATCACCTTCAATATAAACGGATAGCTGATCAAGCTGTCGTGAAAATTCAGCAGCGCTATGGGCGATATCACTCATTACGGCCTCACCTGCAATTCATACAATAACGGCACGTTGCCCGGTTCAATCGACGAAACACTGATAACGTTTTGCTCAATACTGCCAATCAGAACTTTATGGTTTATTGTCAACGCCGGAAGTCCATATGCGGGTATCAGCAGTTTTATATCGTTCATCTGGATAATTGTACCGTCCATATGCTGCGTATAGTAACGGGTCTTGATTCCGTATGTTGCGTAATCAGTATCATCCGCCGCATTGTCATATGAAAGCGTCTCTGGATTCCATGTACCCGCCGATCCTTCAACACGCACCGTAACGGTAAAACCATCTGCCGCAAAATCGTTATAGATGCCGATTTGTTCAGCCGTCCAGTTTTCAGCCATTACCCTCTCACCGTCCGGCTATTGCCGTAACTTACGACATACGGTTTCAACAGCGCTTCAATCTCACGATATCGCTTCCACGCCGGAGCGTTTGATCGGTAGCTTTTGACGATAGCCCCGGCAATGTTTTTTGATGTCAAAAAATCATCCCGGCTGATATCCGGTAACAGACATCCGGGGTCCGCCAGTTCTCGCAAGGCCGCCACAATCTGTGCGGATTTCACGTTTTCAGGGAGTTCTGACACAAAAATATCGTCAAGCCACGTCAACCCCCGCAGATAGTCCCACGCACGAGTTAACGCCTGTTGTTTTGCAGTGTCTTCGCCCGTCCAACCAGTATTCCCTCTTGCCGCATGATACGCATCAGCCTCATCAATAGTGGCTTGATCGTCTTCCCAATCGTCAATCGTTTTATAATTGATGTATGTCGGAAAGTAATAAACCATAACTATTTGGCCTTTGGCTTGCGATTTGACTTTTCTTTAACCGACCAGCCCCACGACATCCATGTCTCAACCATGCCTGTAGATACATCCGCCGTTGATGGTCGGGGGTCACCTTCGGGTCTGTTTTTCACCATTTTTACGGTTTTCATGATTCACCTAAAAAGCCGGAGTTTCCCCCGACTTGCTTTATTATCCCAACAAGATCGCGCAGTGTTCCGGTTTGATACACTTAACGCCCCAAGCAAGGCCAACCTCGTACTTGATCTGTCGGTACTGACGATAAACAGCAATCTGGAAAGACAGCCCCGATACTTCATCTGTTACCACCAGAACATCATCAGCTGTATCCAGCGCCGTGCCATCGGGGCCAATCGGCATAGCAGGCGCACGCGTAACAAGCTGAATTGCAGATCTTGAGAAAGCCATATTTGCAGTGTAATTGCCACCAACAGCCACATCAACACCATCCGCCAGTGAGGTTCTCAGCCCCGGTGCGGCCAGCGCAACTGAAGCATCTGCCAACGCATCGGAAACAACGTATTTGTTGGTATCGCCAGTAAACGTTAAAACATCACCGGCCAGAATCGTGCCCGATCCAGTATCAACCGCAACCAATGTCGTACCAGCAGCAATCGGAGTCGGGTCAAGATTGGTAACATAATTGGTGCCAGTCCCCTTGGTGTGGGCCGAGACTTTACCGGAGTGATGGATATCAAACCCCTCCACTCGTCCAATCGTACCATTGCGGAGCATTTCTTCGGTACCAGCTTCGTTTACTTTAAAAAGACCGGATTGTTTTCCTCTCAAATTAGCAATCGCAGCGGAATTGAGAACCACCTGCCGGTCAGCCGTCGGGCAACCGTTGTCGTCCAGAATTTGAGCGCAACCAGCAAAATCCATAAAGTTGTCAGCCGTCCCGAAAGGTGCTGATCCTGCCGTGCCATATGCGCGAGACGCATTCACATAAAGCGCACCCAGATCGGTTTCGACTTCGTTTACCAGCGTCCGATAAGCCTGCGTGAACTGATCTCTCAGAACATTTGCATAATGACCAGAGATACTCATCTGCTGTTCGCCGTTCCATCGGATCGGAACCGCGCGGGATTTGCTGATCGTAATATCTGTGCTGGTAAGCGTCTGATTACCGGCGTCAGGCGCATAAACGCCCGGTGTGATGTCAGATGCCGTCGCAGCCGGGGCGATAGGGATTCTGATCGTCTGATCTTTAGCAGCGGCTTCCGCGCTTGCGTTCCTGGAAACAGCCGGGATAAAACCCACCATTTCGCGCGAAACCACGTCCAAAGCCTGATATAAAACGGGAATTAATCCTGAAATCGTATTAGCCATTTTTTTTATTTATCCTTTAATCTTTGACCGTCCCACCATCTTTGATGTATTTCATCTGATCGGCAGGCGTCATGTTTCCAAATTGAGTACGTGTAATAGCACCAGATTTACCACCCGATCCGACACCTTGCGCGCCGCTTCCGCCAGGCATCCCCTTTTTTAAATGATCGCAATCGGGATGTTCGCCCACCAGAATGCGAATCGCTTCATCAGGCGAGGCTGGATTGCCTGGGTTTTCGAGTGAAAAAATCTCCGATCCGTCCGCCCGTTTTGCAATCGGAGCCAGTTTCCCGTTTCGTTCTTCAATCGTAAAACTGTTCCCGAATGTCGCAAATGCCACGGCAGGCGTTAAAACCGTTTCCTCCCGGATGAATTCAGAATTGTCAAAAGCGTTACGAACCAACAGATTCTGCACCATGCCGTCTTTCTTTGAAACCAGATCTTCAAACTCTTTGACCTTGGCATTGTGCGCTTTGTTGATTTCTTCAATTTTTTTATCGTATCCGTCCGATACGCTTTTTTTGAGTTTTTCGATTTCGCCTGCATCAACAATTTCTTTGTCTTTGTAATTTGCGACGGTTTCCATGGCTTCTCTTGCCGATTTCAGCCAATCATCAACGTTGTCAATATCTGCCAAGCCGGAATACTTCGATTCCAAATCCTTCAGCTTATTCTTTCGGCTGACGGATTCGCCGGTTAACTCCTTGATCCTGTTCAAAGCTGATTCGGCATTAAACGGGCTTTCCTTGCCATCGTCATACGTCCATACAGGCATTCCATTCTCAACTACAATCTGTTCTCCATCCATTTTCCAAGGCATATGTCTTGCCATCCTTTTCCGCTATGCTGCGGATATCTGTGGGCTTACTGCCCGTAAAACGAAAAAAAGCCCGAACCAACGGATATGCTTCCGTCAATTCGGGCCTTAAAAATTCCTAAAGAATAGGGGTTCAGGGTTCCAAAAACAATCTTTTGGTTTATATCAATTTCATACCAAACAATAAGCGTATTGTCAAGCTGTTTTTTGTACTTTGCTGAATAATTTTAGATATCTATGAAACGTTAAGTGTTTAATGGGAATAAAGCGTGACATACCTCGGGGCAAGCCCACGAGGCTTCTCGTTTCAATGACGGATCTATTGATCCGTCTCCACGAGCGTTAATTCGGGGTTGTCCACCCCTATTAAATTTTGTTTATCAAATGCAAAATCTCTAATATTACAAGATGCCAAAAAATCTCTATCATGTTTTGTATTACAATTGTTACAAATCCATTCTCTGTCAGATAGTTTTAAATCTTTGTTTATTTTTCCACATACATTACAAGTCTTCGAAGAAGGTTCAAATTTACCTATTCTTAATATATTTTTACCTTCCCATTCTGCTTTGTATATAAGAAAAGAAACAAAAGTACTCCACCCAACATCACTAATAGATTGTGATAAACAATGATTTTTCATCATTCCTTTTACATTAAGTGTTTCAAGACAATATGTGTTGATTTGTTTTTCATCAACCAATTCTCTTGAAATCTTATGTAAAAAATCATTTCTTTGATTTGTTACTTTTTCATAAATCTTTGCTACCTTTTTTCTTTGTTTATTTTTTCTGTTACTTCCTTTCTTTTTCTTGGATAATCTTTGTTGTTCTTTTTTCAATTTCTTTAATGATTTTTTCAAGTGATTAGGGTTTTTAAATTTTTTACCGTTACTGCAAACCGCAAATTCTTTAATTCCTAAATCAATTCCTATTGCTGTTTTAATATCTGGTTTTATTTTAGATTTTTCTACAACATCTTCTTCAATTAATATTGAAGCAAAATATTTATCTGTTTTTGTTTTACTGATTGTTATATTTTTTATTGTTCCTTCAAATTGTCTATGAAATTTGCATTTAATTCCTTCTCTAAATTTCATTAAATACAGTTTATTGTTTTCAAAATCAACTTTATTTTTTTGTGGAAAATGACATGATTGTTTATTATGTTTTGATTTAAATTTAGGAAATCCAGATTTTTCTCTAAAAAATTTAGTATATGCTCGATCAAGATTTACTAAAGAAGCCTGAAGTGATTGACTATTTACTTCTTTAAGCCATTCTGTTTCTTTTTGTGTTTTCATTGAAACTAAATCTTTTTGTATTTCAAATCTTGAAAGAGTTTTCTTTTCTTTAGTATAATGTTCAATTTTTTTAGCTAAAGCATAATTATAAATATATCTACAACAACCGAAGTGCTTTACAAGCAATTCTTGCTGTTGTTTGTTTGGATAAATTCTATATTTGTATGCCTTTAATCTTTTCATGCTTATAATATATACCATATTTAGAGAAAAGTCAAATTATTTTTAAATTATTTTGTCAATTCAGCCCCGATGCAAGCATACGGGGATTTCTTGACAATTTCTTTAAAACCATCCACTGAATCCCAATATCCATATTCATCTATTCCACCGAAAAACAGATCAATGTTACCATGATCTTGTTTGTATTTTTCTAATGTTTCTATCAATTCAGATATTTTCACAACGATCACTTTATATTTATGTCAAATATTTATCGATCTATTTCTGCCAACACTTTTAATTCTTTGTACGAAGAGATACCAGATATCCTGTCATTTTCCCAAACCTTATTACCATTTTCGTCTAAAATAAAATCAGGGGATGCTGTATTTTCGATAATATGATGATACGCATTAAAAGCCGCGCTTTCGATTGAACGCCGCGCTCACCTGCAATTTTGGAGCGCAGCGGAAAAATTGTCCGAGTGCAGCGCTTTGTTATACCTTGATGATGTTCTCTAAGAATTGCTTAGCGTTTTCTTTATTAG